TTAAACGACAGGGGATGGTCAGTGAACAAATTAAGAACTAAAGTAGACGGTTTTTATAAAAATGAAGTCGTTATGAGTAAAAATGCACCGGAAAGTAGAGAAGAAGCCGATGCTGTTATTTTTGTCGACGTTAAAGGTAACGTAAACGGTCAGCCCTTTGATGTTGGTTTTGCTAATGCTAACGAAGATGAACAAACAAGTGATTTTGGACAAGAGTTAAAACAAGAAGCTGAAGATCAAAACCCGGTAGAAAATTTAGAGGATGAAGAAACAGGGTCATATGAAGGTAAAGTGGTTAGTTTTACATCTAAACCTTCTCTAGATGATTTAAAAGCAGGTTCAAGCATTGAAACATACCAAGGTAAAGTTGCCGCCGATATGGGAGAAACAATTGTCGTTGATTTCGGTAATTTTTTCGCGGAAATAGGTAAAGAAGATGTTGAAATAGCGGACGAGGAAGGTGAAGATTTAGGCCCTAATCAACAACCCGAGTCTTGGGGTGATGAAACAATGGGTGAAGCAGAGCCAGGTGAAACATCTGCTAGATTTTCTCAAGATACCCCTGATGACCCTGAATCGGGTGGTAGCCCTGATATAGATGACCCAGACGAACAAGAAGAAAAAGGCATTCCAACAGATTTAACTTATTTCGACTCTGATGAAACAGACGATGATGAACCTGGTAAACCCGGGGTAAGATTATTTAACCCTAAAACAGGTCACACTAGAAAAGAGTCATATAATTCACACGGTGATAGGGATATGACTTTATTAGCAGAAAATTACTTAAATATTAAACGTCATGAATAGAAAACGAGATCTTATTCAAATTGAAGAAGCATATTCAGCTGTAGCTGGCAACCCGCCAGGTAAAGCTGCTGCCAAACAACAATTAAAACCTGGAAAGGCTATTAATTCAACATATGAAAGAGCCGGTAAGAAAGTTAAAACTAAAATGCCTGCTGCAAACCCCGGTCAATATAAAGGGTTTGTTCAAGACAATTCTGGGCCAGCCGGAGCTGACAATTTTCACAGCGTTGAATTAGATCCCGACAACCCCGCTATCAGTGATGAAAATGCATACAACGTTAAACAAATGTCTGACGAAGGTGCTGACACATATTTTAAGGCGGAAAACAAGAAAATTGCAAAAGAAAATATAAATAATAGTATGGCAAAGAATAAGTCTATTTTTGATCGTTTATACGAAGAAGTGATGGATGACGAAACTTTCGACGCAGTCGAGCTCGGCATCGGTGATGACGAAGCTGGTGATGATATTGAATCTAGCGACGAAATAACCATTACTATTGATAAAGATTTAGCATTGAAACTTCACGACGTTCTCGTGGATGTTCTTGACGGTGGTACTGACGGTGTAGATGACGAAGCCGATTTGGAACCAGAGGGTGATCTCGGAGACGAGGATGAACAGGAATACGGCCACAATAAAGGCGATTCTCGTTTAACTAAAGCTGATGAAGACGAAGATGAACAGGAGTACGGCCATAATAAAGGTGACTCTCGTTTAACTAAAGCTGATGAAGACGAAGATGCCGAAGATGAAGACGAAGAGTTCAATTACTTTGGTGAGGAAATTGAAGCCGAAGATTTAGGCACTCCATTAGTTAATCAGAAAAAGGGTAACCCCGAAAGACCAGCTGGTAAAAACAACGTTGTCAAATCCGCTCATACTTCTAGCGTAGGTAGTAAAGGTGGGGATGGTAAAGTTACTGATAAAGTTGGTGATGATGGTGACGAAGGCACACCTCTTGTAAACCAGAGGAAAGGTAACCCAACATCCGTCAAAGGCTCTGCTAATGTTGTTAAGAGCAAATACACCAGCAAGAGTGGTGGCGAGTATTTCACCAAGAATGGTTAATACTTTCGTTATTAATTGACGATCAAAAAATATTGCTGTAAGCCTCCCCACGGGGAGGCTTTTTTTTTGATTAAATAATATTGTGAAGTTTTACAACGAAACTTTAAATCCTAAATTTTACGCGAATAAGAAAATGTTACCATCTATTCGCAAAAAATTATTGGATATTACTAAAGATTTTCTTAGTGACATTCCTGTTAAATTACCCAAAGTTGATGATATACAATTAACAGGAAGTTTAGCTAATTATAATTACACTCCAAAAAGTGATTTAGACGTTCACATTTTATTAGATTTCAAAAAGATAGATGAAGACGTAGATTTGGTAAAAGCAGCATTAGATGGTATTAGATTTATTTGGAATGCTAAACATCAAATTAAACTACATGGTCACGAAGTAGAATTATATTTTCAAGACACAAAAGAACCTCATGTTTCATCCGGGTTGTTTTCACTTAAAGAAGGTAAGTGGGTCAAAAAACCGGAATTTAGCCCGCCTATAATAAATGATGAAGATGTAATTAAAAAATTTGAAGACGTTAAAGTTCATATTGATAAATTACATGAGTTAACTTCAAAATATAAAAACGACCCCGGTAAATCAAAAACTTTATTTGATTATGGGCGTAGAGTATTTCAGAAAATTAAAACTATGAGAAAACAAGGCTTAAAAGGCGTTGGAGAATTTTCTGTTGGTAATTTAGTTTTTAAGCTTTTAAGAAATACGGACTATATTGATAGGTTAAGTAAATTAGTAAATGAAAATTACGATAACATTTACACTGAAAACTTTTTTAGACCCAACCACGTCAAACACAGACAGCAACACTCGGTTGTAAGAGACCCAGGCACAAGAAAACATGCCAGGACAATACCTGCATATTTACAAACAGATTTAGACTTACCTAACAGTTTTAAATCAATGCAAAGACCGGGTAGCCCTAAATTTGTTTATATTAGTCCTCAAGATGCATACAAATTATCAAAACATTTTGGTGTAAAAGATTTACGACGACCAAAAGGGTTAAAAAAATCAGGTGTAGCTATTGGTGTTAAACCAAACGGTAGATATTACCTAATGAAAACAAACAACAATAAAGGAAGTTATTTAAAATAATGTCGTTAGCTTGGTATACAGGAACTAATCAAGTAATGCCAGGGTTTGCACCTGGGTCGTCTACCCCAGACAGTAGTGGTTCTATATACCCCAAACCAAAAACCCACAACCCTTGTTTTAGATTTACAGATAAAGATGTAAACAAATGTGAAAGGTTAGTAATTAGTTGGTGGTGGTTTGAGCAAATTGCATTATACGGTCAAAAAGTCACTTATTGGCAAAACCCATACAATACATTATCTGCAGATGGTATACCCGGTGCAGGTCCAGGTAACATTTATGGTGAAGAACCTACTAAAGTTTTCAAAGACCCGAAAGCAATTATTATATTAATGGAGTTAAATGAAAATGCAGTCATATTGCAAAAATATGGGTTTGATTCCGATGATGAATTTACTGCTTACATTCATATAAGCGCTTTTTACCATACTTTTGGAGAGTTACAAGAACCTAAAGCAGGTGATATAATTGAACTTACAGAATTTGGAGATGATAGACCAGAACCCCGTACAGGTAAGAAGTTTGAAATTACAGAGCGTTTGGATGAGGATGTAGCAAGAATTAATCCATTAGCTGGTCATTATGTCTGGCAAATAAAAGCTAAACGGTACGATTATAGCTTCGAACCAGGACTTAGTGCTGAAGGGGGTAGTGATCAAGTTTATGATGATAAGTTTTCCGGATTGCTTGACGGTGGTTCACAAGATAGATCTTCACCTAAAAGTTATGATGGTGATTTGGAAGAGTTATCTAAACAAATTTTTGATTATTCTGGATTTGATTATGATAATGTTTATGGGGGTTACGGTAATACGCAAGCCCCCGAAAACGGCCCGTTTGGACCAAGTTAAGTATTATTTCTAGAATAGAAATCTTTGTAATCTGGAAGTTTCTCATTTCTCATTTTAGCAATAAATTCATCAGCTTCTAAACAATCACTAAATACCATGCCAATAATCTCTCCGGATGAATTTTTAAATTGATATTCTACCCCCTTTTTTATTTTTTTAATATAAACTAGTGTATATAATTCACCAGGTTTTAAATTCTTAGGTACATTTAATTGAACTTGAGGTTGTTTTTCTCCAAATCTAGTCGGACCACCAATTTTTTTATTGGTTATACCCCCTGGAGTTCGAAAAACTGTATTAAGAATGTAGTGCATTATCTGTGTAAATAAATTCTTTTACTTTATCAGTTTTACTTTCAATTGTAAGATTTACCAACGTACTTTGATACATCTCCGTAATGTAATTTTTGAAAGCTAGAGGTTTGATCCATGAATCATTCTTATCAATATCAATACCAAGCTTTTCAGCCTTATGTGATACATAATTTACTGCTTCAAATAAACACAACCATCTCGAGATTTCTTCAACGGACATATCTTCAGTCGTTTTGTTGTTCGATGTATTTGCCATATCCTTCTATTATAGAGGCTATCCTTTTAACGTCAAAGTTAAAATTACTTAGCTTAGTATTTTTCATCGCGTTTTCAATTACTTGAATGTTTAGCTTAAGAATGTTTTTATTGCAAGCTATGTTCTTGGAATTCTCCTCCAAAACATCGTCCAAAACCACTCTAATTAAATTCTCTAAAATTTTATCTTTGTTTTTTTCATCCAAAGTCATTTTAGCAGCCATCATACCTTTGGTATATGCATGGTAGTAAGGTGTACCGTAATACCTTTCCTTAGAAGGAATGTTTCCTTCTGGCTTGATCGCCGGACTTTCTTGTTCATTAATTATCATATTCTTTTCCTTCTGCGAAATTAAAATTCTTAAATGGATCTTCTTCTAATGGAGTTGTTGTAAGAAATGATTTAGCTCCAATAAACACTTTTACCATTTTTTTACAACCAGGGCATTCGTAAACATTTTCTTCATCCAATTTAATTGGTACAAATGCCTTATGACCACAATTTTCATCTGGACAAACTGAATCTAAACCCATTGAATTATATTCTTTGATACGTTCGTTTTGTAATTCTTCAAATTGAACTGCACTTTGTTGTTTAACCCATATCATAAACAGGTTGTAAACAAATATCTGAAAAAGTACTGCTAATCCGAATACAGGCCAAAATGCTAAACCTAAAAGGTAAAGTAAACCACCTATAGCAGCACTAACAGAACTTAAAATTAGTATGGATTTCAATATACCCACATAATAATTTAACGTTTATTCAATAAAAATCAATTCGTTTCCAGTATTTGTGTTCGTAATCAGGAGTGTTCTCTTCTATCATTTTTTGTTTCCATTCTATAGGAGAGTTAGAATTGATTAACGTGTGGTTACCTGTGTTAGTATCATCAGAAGGTTGCCATCTTCTTGCATAAGCATACATTTGTGATTCTTCATATGCAAACATATTAGTTAAGAGAGCAAATTTTCTAAGTAATGTTTTTTTAGGGGGTGGGTTAATACCTCTTTCTATCTTACGCCACATACTTTTTTTAACACCTAAAATCTTTGAAAACTTGTCAAGATTTTTAAAATACTTCATTCGCTGCTCTCTTACATAGACATTGAACTTCATTTTTTAATTTTTATAGGCTCGTGTTGTTTTGTGGTCCATGCATGATGTAATTTATCATAAGATTCATCGTAGCTCCATCTAGGACATTTAAGAGACATTGTACGGTGTTTAGGGTAATTTTCTTGCCATACCCATGTACCGGTACACCCAGTAGTGAATAATAGTAATACAGCTAACAACTTATACAACATTGAGCTCTCCGCTTGAATCTCCAAATTTATGCGCATTAACTCCATGTTTATGTAATAAACTAACAAATAAGTCACACATTGGTTTTTCTTTTTCAACTCTAAAGTGGGTTCCTTTATTTTTACCACCAATTAATAATACCGGTAATTCATCATGATTGTGTCTGTTGCCGTCCGATATCCCCGCACCGTAAATAACGTCTGTATTTTCTAACATGTTATCTTTTTTAAGGTCAGAAATAAATTCAGAAAATAACCTAACATTATAAAGATCTATCATAGCTAAATCGTGGAGTTTTTTAGGGTCTTTTTGATGATGTGATAAACTATGATGACCTTCTGATATACCAATCTCTCTATGTGGGCCATTATACCCGTCATGTTGAGTTAAGAATGTAATAACACGGGTTGTGTCATTTAAAAATGCTAAGTGCATTAATTTATAAAGTAATCTTATTTTATCCGACTTTTTGTTTACTTCAAAATCTAAATGAAAGTCTTTATCAAGCTTAAACCTTTCTCTATTTTGTAAATCCTTTTCAACTTCCCTAACAGCATACATATATTCATCAAGCTTTACTTTGTCAGTGTTGCTTACTTTACCTGATAAAGATTTGGTGTCTTCTAATACAAAATCTAAAATGGATTTTTTATATGCTAACTGTTTTTGTTTTAAACTCCTTACATTGAACAACCTATTAAAAATATCTTGAGGATCATGCATTGCAGCCATTGGTTGCATTGCGTTTTTCCATGAAAGGTTGTATTGATATGCACAACTATACCCAGAATCACATTTACCAACTAACCGACTTTTACTTCCCGTAAACTGTAAACTATCAAATCTTGTTATACCGTTGTATTGTTCAGCAATTAATTGATCAACAGATACCCCAGAACGGATTTTAGACTCGTGTTTATGTGCTTGTTTACCAGTTAGAAAGGTTGAAGCAGCTCTTGCATGATCACCAGCACCATCACCATTGGCTCTAGCCTTATCATGAGTAAGACCAGAAATAATTTGAGTTTCGTTAAGGTGATTTTCTAAAGGAGATAAGGTATTAGGTATATCAATTACATCGCCGTAATTTTTAGGTGTCCAATGTTCCATGTTAATGCCGTTTGGAACATATACTACAGCTAATCTTTTTATTTCGTTAGTTACATTACCGAAACATTCTAGTTGAGGTAAAGCAAATGTTAAACCTAACGACCCTACGAACTGTCTGCGGTTCATTTAAATATTTAAGCTTCTGTATTACCACTTTCAAACGGTTTTATTTGAAGCACAACATCTAAATCTTCGGTCATACTGTTAAGAATGCCTTTAATTTTTTCGCATTTATCAATAAATTCGTCTAATCCTTTAGAAGCATCTTCACTTTCTGTCACAACGGGATTATCTTTCGTCTTACGTGCTTTAGCTTCAATATTGTCTGCAGCGAGAAACAAAGCTCCCATGTCCTCCACAATGTGCGTCATTGGGTAAGGTAACTCTAAGGGTGCTTTATTCTGATCATTGCGACCACTTGCTTGTAATAGGTCTGCTACCGTGACATGTGAGGGTTTTTGCTCTCTTGTAGCTATACCACGAACCCATTTATTATACATTGCAATTTGATCTTCTGCAAGTAATTTTAAGCTTGACATATTATTATTTATTGAAATGATTAAATAAATGTATGAGCTTTTTCAGCAAACGTTTTTTAAAGTTGTTAGAACAGGATGAAAATGTAGAAATTACTGATGTCGAAGCTATGGAAACACAGCTCGAACCAGAAACCGACACTGCAGATTTTGAAGTAGATGCACCCGTACAATCTCCAGAAGATATGACCAAAGCCAACAATGTAGCTCAAGCTCAAGAGTTAGCCGGTTGGATTAGCGCGATGGAAGAATTTACTAATTTCCTTAATAGTGAAGGTGATTCAGTGCAAACAAAATTACACGATGCTGGTTGCGATACTTTGTTTAATAAAATTGCTGGTGCAGAAACTAAAAAAATTGCGAGAGTTGCGATGGATTTAAGTTCGTTAATTGAGAACTTAAAGGGTTACATGCATTCAGCTGATACCAAGTAAGTTCAGTTTTACGAGTCCCTCTAACCCTTTGTATGAATTTTGTACAAGAAAGTTAGTAGGGACTTTTTCTATGTTTAGACCTATACACATATCATTAAAGTCTTTAAATTTTTCACCAAACTTTTTAGGCCAAACAAATACTTTAAACCCCTTTTCTAATAAGATTTTAGTTTTATTATGTGAAGCTTTGTCCTGCCATTGTGAATCTAAAGCTATAATACGTTCGGTAAATGGAAACTTTTGTATTTGCTGATTTTGCACTGCAGTAAACATTGTTTCACTATTTTCATTTATACCTGCTACTGCAACCCCATTTTCAATAAAAAAAGCATCTATTGGCCCTTCTGTAATAAAAATGTAATCAAGCTCTTCATTGACTTTATTAATGTTGAACAGGCTCTTATCACTGTTTATCTTGCTTAAATACTTAGGGAGATT